ATCGTTGTTCATAATAATCTGTGTTTTAAAATGTAAAAAAACGCCCCATTGCTGAGGCGTTGCACGCTAATCAGCGTTTGAACCTAATAAATATTAACAATCCTAAGACTAATATGCTTGCTATAAGCCACCAAGGTAGGGCGCTAACTTGTTTTTGTGATTTTGTGGTTTGCCGCTGCTCCTGTACAATGATGGCTTGTTGTTGGCTTGTGGTAGTGCTTTCTTGTATAATTGTATCCTCTTGGGTAAGGGCTTGGTTGTTGTTTTGATTTATATGTATGGTTGCCTTACCTCCTCTTATAACGAGGGCTTCATTAGGGCCGTCTCTCATACGAGTAAAATAGAGATCTTT